CATGTGACTGGAGTTCAGACGTGTGCTCTTCCGATCTCAAGCAATTCTGCCTTTGTCATATCAGATAAATCGGCATCAGAGGTAGGCTTGTTAGTCAACAGTTCAGTTAACCCCCCGAAGCGCCAGTAGTGAAGGTTACATTTGCAATGCCGTCCAGATACTCAGCCCACAGAGCCATGCCCATCAGAGCATAGCTTTCACCAACGGCGGTGGAGTAGTTGCCCTGTGCGTGGAAGCCAATCAGGTTGGTTTCGCCCTGAGTGGTATAATTCAGCCCAAGACGTGCAAACTCGCTGTCGCCCGGGTCAATATAGTACAGGTCGATGTTTTCAACAGGGGTTGCGATAACGGTACCACGACCAATCTGAGCGGCAGGCAGAAGGAACAGCGTGGAATAACCAAGGAAATCCTTGATATAGGTCAGGCCGAACTGGGTCTGCACGGTAATGTCAGCGGCGCCCAGGTAGTCGTAAGCATCCAGAATGTTTGCAAAACCAACAACGGCGGTAACATCCTTCTGCATGGTTGCAAACTTATTCAGGACTTCGCCCTGAGCCTTTGCCAGAGCGTCCTGCCAAGTGGTAGCGGTATTTTTCAGACTGCCGGTTTTCAGGAAAGTGTAGAACTTGGTCAGAACAACGTTCTGGAGCTTAGTCAGGAAAGCGTCATCAGACTTTTCAACAGCGATTTCAGCACCGTACTTGTTCACATCCTCGATGGGGACGGCCTTTGCGTACTTCTCGATGGTCAGGTCAGACTTAGCTGCCTGAGTAATAGTTGCCTTGCTGTAGGGGATAACCTCGCCAGGCTCAACTGCGCCGCTTTCAAGCGTAACATCGGCGGTGTAAGAAACAAGGGAAGTGCCAGGGGTCTTGCGGATGGGACGCATAATGCCAAAAATGTTTCGCAGAGCGTCCCAATTGTCAGAGAAACGGGTTACAAAATCAATCTCTCTTGCAGTAACGCTAGTATAGGTATTAGGCAGAGAGTCTCGGGGATTAGTCAGGGATTCTACCTTAGTAGCAGCCATAATTCATTTCCTTTCAGTTCATAAGATTAGGATTTTCGGCAAGTGCTTTCTGACGTTCAGCCGTGGACATTACATAACGACCTTTATCGTCCTTCTTGTAAATGTCTGCCTTGGTCAGCTTGTCACCGCCATTGTTTGCAGGAGGGTTAGCGGTATTCGCACCCTTCGTGGTGGTAGTTGCGACTAAGCCGGAGAAATCGCCCTTGACAAGTGCATCAAGAGTGGAAGCATCCTTGATTTTGTCGCCGTCCAGTTCGATGCCGTCAATCTCGGCTCGACTGCCACGCATAGCAATCTCAAGGTTCTTGCCAGTGATGCCCTTGCTTTCGTAAAAGGCACGGACAGCCTTTTCTTTGGCTTCCTTTGCCTGTTTGTTTGCGATTTCTGCCTTGTAGTCGTCAAAGGACTTTTTGAGGGTCTTGTATTCCTCACTGTCCTTTACATTTACGGCCTTTTCAGAAGGCTGTTTTTCAAGTTCCGCTTTCACCTGTTCTTCGGCGTAAGCATCTCTTGCGGTCAGATGCTCGGATACCAGCGCATCTTCCAGTTCTTTGGGAAGTTCAACCCCGCTTTCCTTTGCAAGGTTGCGAATAGTTGCTCTTGTGAATGCCATTATATCAATCTCCTTTTCATCGGGGGCGGTTCATTGCCCTTCGATTGTATGTATATGAGTGTGTTTATACATGAATATTATACAACACCTTTCAAGTTTGTCAATGAGCCCATAGTTAGGCGTTTTTCATACTATCTTCCATCAGCCGCTTGTATTCGTCTGTGTGTTCCGTGGCGGCTCTTTGGAGCATATGAACTCCATCACGCCCTCTTGCACCCAATTCCACATACTGACCATACGGCTTTTCGGGGAATTTATTAACCATAGTTCCTATATATGCCGCCTTTTCATCCGACTTTACTTCTACGCCAATACTGCCACGGAGCGTACCAGTTCTGACAGGAGTATTGTCTTTTGCATAACTCTGTGCGGCGGCTCCGATTTTTACAAGTCCTGTTTCAATCGCACCATCCAATGCACGCAAAACCTCTTGTAAATTGTCAGTGAATACTATCGAGTTTCCCGCCATTTCATCCACTCCTGATAAGTCATATTGGCTATTTCTTGTGATGTAGTTCCTTTGAAGCTACTTGATTTTTTGTAACTACCAGTGACGGTTCCGAGGCGTGAAGATCGTGTTTTGCCTTTTGATTGACCTACACCGTATTTCAGCGAACAGCGACAATTACAAATTTCCGCAAGTGCGCCGTTCGGGTCTCTCGGCCTTGACAATCCCGGCGCAAATTCATCATCTAATGCAATTTCTTCTCCGTCTCTGTGTGCGTGAGCATCTCTCGTTCGGTTGTCAAGTGTTGCAATCCAAATTTTGGTTATAGAATTTCCCATATCTTCTGCACGGTACATTCCATCAAGCCTTGCCTTGTTTTCTGCATCCGTACCCATACCGCTATTGTGCATACTCGCAGAATTGCGGTTCTTCTCCACGGCATTATTGGCTGACCGCTTCATAATGGCAGACGCGCCAAGCAAAAGAAGAGAACCAGCAATAACAGACTTTTTCAAGTTATCCTTGTTCCAGCCCGTGTCTTTTTTGCGGTCAACGGTCTGCTGTGTGTAACCGCTATACTTTTCCGCTTCGGTGTCGGTGATTTCCTGCGGTTTAAATCCGTCAATGTCCTTTGCCATTTCCGCATTGATGTAGTTATAGTTCAGCGCATAAATGGAAGGGGTCTGCGAATTGATATATGCCGATGCTTCCACATTCGCCTTGTACAGATCATCGGCAACAGTAGCGGACAATGAAACAAACTCTTTGCTTTTCACAACTTGCCGATAAAAGCGGATATATGCCTTTTTCGCTTTCCGCTTTTCGTCCTCTGTTTCTGCATCCTTGTAGGCTTGCAAAAGTTCTGCTGACTTTTTGTCAATGGACTTTGCATAGTCAGCCATCTTTTTCTGTACGGTCTTTTCCGCTCTGGAATAAATGGCAGACAGCCGCTTTTCCATTTCTTCCAGTTTTTCATCTGTTAGCCGGTGTGCGGTGTCTGCCATTATTCATCCCATCCTTTTATATTTACTTCATATCACGCAGATTTTTCATAAATCCATCTGCCCGAATAGCATCGGATGTAAAACTATTGTTTTTCCACCACGAGATCAGCGCGGCCACGGTTGTAATGCCCGCTGTCACCAGCTGTTCCACGGTGGCGCTCTCGATAGGCAGCACGGGCTTGCCCAGAGCGCTCAACACCTGATTGGTCAGTGCCAGCGCGAGGACGGCGGTGCGGGCGATGGTTCCAGCGGAAATCTTGTTGTTAGTCATAGTATCAGTTCCTTTCCTTTTCTTCGAGGTAGGCAATTCGGTGATCGGCGACCTTCATTTTCTCTTCCAGCACGGGGATGCGCTAGGCGAAATTGTGGTGTGCCCGGACTCCCCTGGTCAGCTCTTCCAGCTTGGTTTCGGTCACAGCCTGCTGCTTGTCCAGCTTGGCATCCATGTCTTTTGCCGCGCGGTTGTTGGCGTATACTGTGCCCAGCAGCCCCAGAACGCCAGTAATCAGCGCCACAATGATTGCTTCGCTCATGCACCCTCCCGGAGCCGGTCAAGCCCCTTCTTTGCAACGATTTTTGCGTAGTCCTTGTAGGCTACCGACAAATCCACGCCACCGGACACGCCGGAAATCTTGCCCTTGCTGGTGTACTGCCACAAGCCGAACGGCCAGCCCGGTTCAGGCTTTTTGCTGCGGTAGGCTGCAAGCCACACGTCATACGGCTTGAGCGCCGCGCCGGTCATGTACATGTTATCACGGCCAAAGTACAGCCCGGTGTATAGCATGGCGTAAAAGCCCCAGCGCTCTACTGTGCTCAGCGCATGGGCGGCGATGTCGGTCAGGGTCTGCTTGTCGAGCGGTGCTTGCACATAGATGTCCTCAATGTCCACCGCAACAGGCAGCTGCACCGTTTTGCCGGTAAGCACCTTGCGCAGCAGGGCAAGTTCTGCGTCTGCCTCTGCCGTGTTGACCGCCTTGCAGTAGTAGTACACGCCGCAGGGGATGCCAAACCGCTGGCACTCGCGGTAGTTGCGCTCAAAGGTGGGGTCGATGTACGGCTTACTGGGCTTGTCTTTCGCGCTGTTGCCCAGCGCCCGCAGCATCACACCGGAGACAAGGCCGCTTGCCTTGACCTTGTCCCAGTCGATGTTACCCTGCCAGCGGGAAACGTCCATGATAGGTCTCATACTCTGCTCCTTAATACTTTTCGCCGGTGATTTCTTCATACTCCGCTGCCGTCAGGCGGTCACGGGCTACTAGCATTTGCAGCATGGCTTTGCTCCACATCCCGCTAGTGTAGTTCTTTTTTGCCAAAAAGTAACCGTTACTGTGCTTAGTCACGGTATGCGCCCTCCTGTTCTTCGTTGATTTCCTCTACCGGCACGCCCTCCAAAAGGCAAAGGAACTCTACCTTTGCAACGGCGTTGGCAAGGTCTGCCGCGCGGTTTTCTTCTTCCTGCCGGGTCTTGATGCTTCCGGTGTTGTGAATAATCTCCATACTATCCTCCTTAGCCTAACGTGGTCATTTTGCAAGACGGGGCGCAGCGAATCGCGTCGGTCGAGACCCAGCCGCCGATATTGCCAATTTCGTTCACGTAAAAAACGCCTTCGCCGTAGTTGATATACGCAGAGCGCAGCCGAACACTGCGGCCTACAGTACGCTGTGCAAGGTCGCGGGTGATGCGCAGCGGGTAGGTATGAAAAATTTCCTGCGGGGACTTTGCGCCGGTGCGCTCCTTCCAGTACGGCCAGTAGGTACCCTCTCCAGACACCTTCGGCGAGCAGTAGATCTCCTGCAGCGAGGGCAGGAAAATCTTGTCATAGGTCACCACAGCGCTGCCGTCATCCGTGACGTTGTTGCCGTAGGTGACTACTTTGGTAGCAACCAACGCGTTCTTAAAGTCATCGGAGAAGCCGGACAGGAAACCGGGCACAGTGTCCGCCTGATCGGGCTTCATGTCCCACTTGGTCTGCGGTGTCCACCATTTGACCTGATCGGAGTTGAGGTACTGACGGTATGCGCAGTAGACCCACCGGTTGTCACCATTGCTCGCATTATGCATCGAGTTGAGATTGCCGTTTTCCTTGGCAAGGAATGTACCGAGGTTTGTGCCAGTATCACCGGCAGAGACGCTGCAGGTCTCCAACAGCTCTGATTTCATCTGATCCTTGTATACGTATACCTTCCATTCAATGGAATCGGTATACTGTGCTTTGTAGAAGCCGGTCAAGCGTGCGCCTGCGGGGGCGTTCTTGGTCAGGGTAAACTGGTAGACGGTGCCGTTTTTTAAATTCGTACCCCAGTCGAGACCCATCTTGACGTTGTAAGTACCAGCCACCAGACCAGCCTCGGGCACGACATAGAAAGCCTGATATGCAGAAAACTGGATATCTTCCAGAGATGCGTAGTGCATCTGCAGCACCATTGCGGGTGCGGTGGTGCCGGTCTCACCCTCGGCGATATCGTCCGTCTTCACCACGTCCCACGGGCAGTCGTAGGCTTTGCCGTCCTTGTCCGTGTAGGTGTTCACCAGCTGGGTGCCGACCGGAAAAACCGCCGGTGCGTTACCGGCAGCCACCACGGCCTTGATGCCGTTATAGTCCATCTCCTCCACCACGCCGGTCTGTGCCCGCGCGATCACGCCCAGCGAGCTGGACATACCCAGCAGGGCGGCGGTCATCTGGTCAAGCTTTCTGCCGTTGTCTTTTGCGGTCTGATCCAGATAGACCGGATCGGTTACCATAGTTTCAGCCATGTGTTTCGCTCCTTTCAGGATTTAACATATTTCATGCATACTTTGCCGGCTACAACGACAAATCCGCAGGATTCGAGGGCTGCGGTGCGCGTATCCAGCGCTTGTTCTGCTGTTTCCGCGCGGGAAATCTCCGATTCAAGGTCATCCCTTACGCCCCGGATCGCATCTCCAGTCGCTTTCGCATCCGCCGCCCGACCGGGCTGGGTCAGGGTTTTGTCCGTACCCGAAGCCGTTACATTTCCATCAGCATCCGTCCCCAAATACATATTGGGTTCCCAGCCGGAATCAGCCACGGTTCCGGCCAGTTTCAAATGACTTTCAGACTGATACGTAATGCCAGGATTTGGCTGTACTACAACGCGAACTGAAAAGGTGTTAATCTCAGCATTACCCAAAATCAGTCCCACAGCCAGTTGAACGAGGCCGGGAACAATACACACTTGTGGAGCCAAAGTCACCGTCAGCATATTCCCGTTGATTGTATAAGCCGCAGAACCATTAGGAAGAACTTCATAATTTCCGCCGGTGTCGTCGGACTTTTTGTATCGAACAATCGCCGTGGTTCCTTCGGGGGGCGTGTACTTCTCGCCGTTGCTGTATAGCTCAAAAGCCACAAGCCGGCTATAAGCATCTCCCTGCACTACGTGGACGGTAGACAAAAAATCCAATCCGCCCGGATTTGCAAGGTCTAGCCGGATTGTTTTAGTAACTTCATTCAATGCATTTTACCCCCTTCATTCAAGCTCATCCAATCATTTAAGGTCAGCATCGTTGCGCACCCCCTGCCGGCTCCGCAAATCTTCCAGTTCGTTCCCCATTTGCTTGTACCTGTCAGCCGCTTCCACATCCTTGCGTTTTAGCACTTCCTGCACCTTGTCAGAGTCCCCCAGAAGCGTCAGAATCTTTGTGGTTACATATTCATCGTCCAGATATTCAGCCGCTTGCAGAACCATTTCCAGCAGTTCGGACTGATTGCTCATCTGCGAACGGGTGTATGTCGGCTCGTCCTCAATGCCAGCCAGTGCGAGAATGCCGTTGATAAACTCAGTCACGCAATATTCAAACTGGTCTGTTTTCTGATTGATAGGCTCATAGGCCGCCTGAATTTGCGTAGCGGTAACAGAACCGGCAGATACATCTTGTACCTTAAGCGCCATAAAATCGGCGTACAGCTGCTCTGTGAGCCTGTCAAGCGCTTCTGCTGTTGCTTCAAACTCCACAGACACATTGTGAGCCTCAACAGATGCGCCATCGTCACCGTCAGCGTGTGCGGTGTGGGTCAGTTTTAACTGCTCGATGAACTTTGCATCGTCCACCTCGTTCATGCCGCCGCAGTTCTTCAAAATCCAGTAGATAAATTCGCCGTCAGAAACATTGTTAATCAAGCCTGACACCATCAAGTCGTAAGCATCAATAGTGCCTTGATTTCCTACAAGGTCGCTCTGTCTGTTGACATTCCACAGTGGCACAATGGGAAAGCCTGGATAGTTCTCACCATCAAGGATTGTTTCGCCCTCAACTTCCGACTTTCGGATAATCTGCTTGTATGCCCGCTTGTTGTGCAGGATAGTTACATCTTCATCCTTGCGCTTGATGTAGTCCGTGTAGCCGTCCAGTTCGTATAGAGTGGTACGGAGCGGCTTTTGATCGTCAATCTGCCAGAAGCGAATACCAGCCTTCAATCCGCCGTCATCTTCATCATACAGCGGAACGAACTCGGTCAGCTTGAACACTTCCAAATGGTCGTAGTTCCAAAAGCCAAAACCGATACCGCCGTTCTTTGCGGCTGTGGCGCAATCCTGCACACGCTTGTCAAAGTCCTTGCCCAGCTTCTTCTTGTTCGCTTCGGCCTTGAATGTCACGCCATTGCCAAGCAGATAGGACACGGCCTGTGTGGTAAAATAGTTGTACCAGTTCGATGCAATCTTGTTATTTGCACTCCAAATATCCGGCACTTTCTGCCCGAACTGGTTATAAATCCACCGCTGAAAGCGCATAATCGTGGGGTTTTGGTGCTTGTAGTACAGTTCCGCATCGGCAGCAATCGCATAATCCTTGCTTGCCTTATGCTCACGAATTGCCGATATCACAAACTCCATTCTGTCCCGTTCGTTTTCGCCAATTTCCAATAAATCATTAAAGGTTTTTATAGATGTTCACCCCTGTCTTCATAAGTCCAAATAAAGCCAGCGCAAGTCTTTGTCCTTCCAAGGCAAGCACTGCTTATACAAGTTCTGTGCAAGCCGAGTGTCTTTGCCGCTTCGTTCATATAATCCCACTTTCTAATAAAGCATCCGTCTTTTGAGTATTGATAAACAGGCTTCGCCAAATGATGCTTTACACCTTGCTTTGCTTCGCTTATGTGTTTGCAATGCTCAGGTGTCTTTTTCCGTGCATACTCAGAACGGCTTATTTTTTCTTTCGCTTCTTCTGTATGCCGTCCAGCATAACCGCCGCCCCTTGCGATATTGTATCCCTTTTCGGGATTTTGCGTTTCAAAGTCTTTTATGACCAACTTTTCCATTTTGTTTGCTTCTTCAACAGACAAATTGGAGTATAATATTTCACGCTTTATGTTGTGCCATCCAAACTTTTTAATTTCTTCATAGAACGGAGAGCCGTGATACCCCTTTCCGTTGTCCCATCTCTTTTCGCAATCATAAGTCATTCCAACATATTTTTTGTTGTTTGGGAATGTCAAACAATATACATAATATCCTGCCATAGCATAAATCACCTCGTATGTATTATACCACAAATACATACAAAAGTAAATACATACAAGAATATTTATGTCTTATATGTGAGAATGTCAATCACGCTCCCTTATTGATTATTTCCAATCCAATTTTTGACCACAGTTTCCGCAATAATTGGTTGAGTTATCCATAAAACAAGCGTTGCAAGTGGGGCAAAAACCAAATCCATAAAACTTTGTGTCTGGGTTTGGCTTTTTTGCAACCTGTCTTTCAACCGCTTCTTTCAGTGTCATTCCAATGGTCAATTCACATTCACGCATAGCCTGTTCAACGCCAGCCTTTACGCATTTTTCAAAGTCGATTTCCATAGTTTGCCTCCTACATAAAAATCGGTGTGTAATTGCTTGTTGCCTTTTTCTTCGGCAGATTTTCATAAACGCCTGTTGTAGCGTCCTGTGCGTCATCGTGTGCGTTTTTGCCAATTCGCTGATACTTTGTCATATCACGCCAATACTCACGCCATCTGTTCTCCCAGCCTACAGGGAACAACACATTGTTCATAACGCCCGTTGAGCCTGTCAAGATACGGCTGTTCTTGTTCTTTGTCTGCGTGAAAGTGAAAAAGTGCGTGATATTGTTTCCGTACTTTTCCTGTGCAATCCTGCGGACATTTCGTGCAAAGCCTTTACCGCCGTTGTTGCTCTCAATTTTGGCACGGTTCACAGAATAGTCGGTGTGTGCTTTTGCAACCAAATCTTCCGTGACTTCCATTCCCTCTTGCGTGTAAATCACTTCCAGCACATAAGCCTTGCAATCTTTGACCGCATAGATAATGGAGCATAGGAAGTCTGCACCTTCATCAGCCGTGTCTGTGTAACTATCAATGCTTTCGATATTCTTCGGCAATTCGTCATAGGTCTGCAACTGGCTGTAAAGTCTACCAGTAATATCAATGGGCGACTGGTTATAGTTCGCTTCCACAATATCCTTGCCTGTATCGCCTTGCAGAATATCTTCATACTGTGAACGGCTCAAAATGTCCTCACAGAGCATTGAGTGCCCGTCAAACGCCTTATAACAAATCAGCCGATACTTTTTACCTTGCCGATTAAGCGTCTCTATAAGCCGTCCTGCAAGGTCGTCAGATGCCCATCTGGTCATAACCACAATAACCTTGCGTTTACCCTCACGCCTGGACAACATAGTGTCAGTAAACCACTTCCATATCTGCTCTTTGATATTATCGTTTCGTGCTTCATACTCATTCTTGATAACATCGTCAATCAGCATCAAGTCGGCACCGAAGCCGGTAGCCGTGCCAGTTGGAGAAGTCGCAAGGTATGTGTTTGTGTCGTTTCCTTCAATCCCCCATAGATTAGCCGCGCCGTCACCGCGCTTCACCTTCACATGAGGGAAAATGTCGTTGTAAACAATTCGACCATCAGCCGATGTTTCCTGTATCTTGTTTCTAACGCCCTTTGAAAAAACCGTGGAAAGCGTTTCGTTGTATGAGCCAGTGATGATTTTATCTTTCGGACACTTGCCAATAACCCATTGAACGAACAAAGTCGCCGTTCTGGACTTGCCGTGTCGTGGTGGTTCGTTGTCAATCAAGTATTCGTCTGGACTTTCGTAGAACTTCTGATATTCACGGCATTTGTCTTTTAGGAATTTACGATCCTCTTTGTAAAAGTCGGGTGCAAGCAGTTTGCAGTATTCCCAAAAGTCACGCCTTGCAAGTTCACAGCGCAATACATCACGGTATTTCATCGTCCAGCATCGCCTTTATTTCTTCCGTGCTAAAAGCACTCATATCAACAACTGTCTGTGTTGCTTGCACCTTATCAACCGGGCGTTCTCCGATAGTGTCCCGTATAACCTCAAACGCCTTTGTCACACTTCCCGCATTATTTCCGTTGATTGCTTCATTGATCAACGCAAGGGAGATTTTCTCTTGAATGTCACCATCAGAAAGCATCAAAAGCAACTCTTCTTTAAGTGTCTTTCTTTTCCGTCTTGCCTCGCCAGAAGCCAGACCGCCATTTCTTGCCATCTCTCGGAGTTCATTCGGGGTTCGCTCACTATTCGGTATCAAATTCTGTTCATTTGCCATCCAGCCTCACCTCCAAACAGAAAAATAGTGCATACAGTTTCCTGTATACACTATTTTACCAATCATTATTTAACTTGTCAACAAGCGCCAGATGTCATCTTTCAAAATCCGGTCGTAATTAGATTTAAATTTACTTGCCTCTGTTATTTTGCTTCCAATTCTTGTGTTGTCCGCAATTGTCGTGGCAAGGTAGGTGGCATCTCACATTTTATCACTCCTCTGCGTCTTTTATCGTAACACAATCAATATCCGTTGGGTTTGGATTGTCTGGTTCGATTTCGCCGGCAACAAATCTATCTTTCGCAATTTCATAAGCATCATCTTTGTTGTCTGCTTCAACAAACGTTGTGTAAGTAATGCTTGTTTCAATAGTAACGTAATAGCCGTTCATTTTACACACTCCCAACATTCTTGAATCCATAAAGGCTATAACCTTTACATTTGAAGTACCGCATCGCTTTGTTAATCTGTGTAGAGCTTGCTGTCGAATGGCTTTTTAGGTATGTATTCTTGTATTCGCACAGCTTTTTATACTCATCACTTTCACGATGGGCTTTTAACTTTTCGCAATGGTCGTGGCAACCAGGATAACGCTCCGGTGCTACACAATAACGGCAAGGATCAGTCATCGTTACTCTCCTTATTTTCGCTATTCATATTCCACACCCTCACTTGTTAGATTTGCACTGATATTTGCGTTCAGTCATCTCTGCATCAGCGCAAGTCATACCGTAATACCAACGCACATCAACAACGGATTCAACCCAGTTTCCAGTCTTGCGGTTCTTTACGACACGAACCTCTTCAACATCTTTGTGAATCTGTGTGCCGGGCTTCGGAAGATAAGTCAAAACACTTTCTTCAGAATGTTTCAAATCGTAAGAGCCAACAAATGTGCAATCACGTTTGATCAGATCAAAGATCTTTTTACGGTTCTGCTTAGACATGTTTCTCATATTGCAAGCTCCTTTTCTCTTGTAAACTTAATCACCAACGCATCTTTAACAGAAAACAATTCCTTAATGCTGTCATAAGGGCTCCTAACAAGCGTATGCTGCGGTGCATGACCGATCTTGCGAAGCGTTTCCTTCAAGTTGTTCTTTTTGCAACTTGCGCAAAGAGTTTCGGCGCTGTTTGGGAACACTGAAAAAGGCTTATTGCACTTTTCACAGTGCTTAATTTCTTTCTTGTATTTACTCATTTTCTTTTCTTTCTTTGGCTTCATTAGGCTTCATTGTTCTTACTTTATACGGCTGCACAGAAATCAACCAGCCATCAGCTCTGCCAGCTGTGCGCGAAGGTCTTTCAGCTCTGCTTCCCTTTCCTCGATTTCATGCCGCAAGTCCTCAATCTCAGCCAGACGGTCATCTTCTTTGGCTTTTGCCATCTGTTCGTTGGTCATAAAGTACACGCCGTCCTCCGGCTCAGTCACGCCACCGAATCTGTTAAGGTTAATCATCTTTTGGCCTCCCTCGCTTACGTTCCTCTTTGATTTTAAGTGCACTGTACCACTGGTCTTTGTCAATTTCGATGGTATACCACCGATGGTTACAGACAAGGCACTTTTTCCTGCGAACGATGCTGTCTAGGTCAGACCGGCTGTCAACCGTTTTAATGTTGTCACTACCACACATCGGGCATTTCATCGTGCATCCCTCCACTCGTTGGTGTGGTGGGCAACACGCTTGATTTTGCGGCATTCTTGCTCGCTACGTTCGTCTTCCTCGGCGCTGACTGCCAACGCGCATAGGACAATGGCCGTTGCGAGAAGCCCGCAGGACACGATCACCCAGCCAAGCATCTGCGCTGTGGTCTGGCATCCTTGAATCGCATCACCGCAGCCAACTGCTGCGATAGCTGCGACCAGACCGAGCATGGAAAGTGCCATTCCTTTTAAAGTTTTCATTTTTTTATCCCCTTAATGTAAGTTCAAAGTAATATGGTTTCGTACCATCAATTGCTATGTCCGCGTCCAGTGCTTTTGAAAGTCTTAAAAGCGTTTCTGTTCGCACACCTGTCCGATTAAAAACTTTCTTTTTGCCTAAAATTCCATCCAGTGTCGGTCTTGAAACGCCACTTTGTCTACTTAGATCACAAAGCCGGATGTTCCTAGCTTGCATCGCTTCTGCGAGTGTCATCATTTTGTACCTTTGTGCCCAAAAATCCAGATGGTTGCCATCAGAGCGCCAATGCCAATAATTGCACGCGTTGCGTTTACGCCAACCAGAAGGTCAATCCGGTGAATCAGCCAGAAGTTCAGCAGAAACGCCGCGAGAACCAGTGCTAAGAAGATTCCCCAGATCAGTACGATTTCTACCAGTGCTTTCATCTTTGTCCTTTCTGTTATGTATGTGTTCCAGCCGGTCTTTCTCCCGGCTGTGCCAGCGGATTTCCCTCTTTCCGTAGTATCTACCGTTCATATGTCAACTCCCCCGTTGAAGAATCTGCGATACCTCGCCGTAATGCTTCCCCAGCTTGCTCCGCTCCTTTCCATAGTACCGAAGAGAATCGTCCTCATAGTAAACTCTGAATGTGAATGTCATAGTTAATTGCCTCCTTAAATTTCTAAAATTTCCAAAATTTTTCCGTTTGCCTGGACTATAAAATATTTCTTACCATCAAATTCTGCCGTTCTCACGCGGAAATAAACACCAGAAATATCTGTGCATACAAATTGAGCTGTGAATGTTCCATAGTGACGGATTTCGTCAAACAACTTTTCTTTTTCCACAGTTAATTGCCTCCTTTATCTGTGGGCGGTTGTTAACCGCCCTTGTCAACAATAACCAATAAAATCTTCTGAAAACTCTGCGTCGCTGATTTCGGTGATAGAAATCAAAGACACGGAACTGGGTCTGTTCTTGTTCCATTCGGCAACCCGTTCCTTTGCTTCTTTTGCAGAATTTGCAAAGTGCGTGTTTTCATAGCCGCCAGCAGCCCATCCAGCACAGTGAACGAAAAACTTAAATTTAACCATAATCAGTTGCCTCCTAATCAATATCAGGTGTTTTCCCCCTGTGAGTATATATTACCACACCCCTGCTTATTTGTCAACAACTTTTTTATAATTTTTTATAACTTTTTATAAATCACCAATCGGCGTTAATAATAACATCCTGTCCTTCAAATCGAGCCAGTGCAATCAAACCCATAATTTCATTTGACCCAAGCAAGTCGTTTTTCTTGACAAAGTTGTACAGGTCATTCACCTGTTTATCTGTCAGCTTCATATCCTTGCCGTACCAGTCATTTTCTTCCGTCCTTTGGTCATAAGGCACATAGTATCCGATGGACTCCAAAAACGGATACCATACACGACCGCCGGAGTCAACATCGTCCATACTGATTGTGCTGACCACTTCGCCGCATTTCGGACAAACCAAATCTTTTCTACGGATAACAGACACATCAAGTCCCATAATCATTCTCCTTTCGGCGGTTGGGGCATTGATCTATAATCCCATTCACCATATTGATTTTTTATTTTTGCTGGTTTTCTTCTGTTTGATGCCTGCGTTTTCCAATTTGTCCACCTGCAATTTGATGGTTCGTAGTTGCCGTTGTTGTTTATTCTATCAATGGTAAGAGTATCTTCATATCCATTCTCCATTGACCATTCCAAAAATTTTATAAATCCGTTTTCTCTGTTTTTCCATTCTTCGCAAACAGAAATACCACGACCGCCATAGTCACCATAGCAATCTATGTTAGGGTTATAACACCTCGCAATCATACCTTTCCAAATCGTGTATATTCTTCTATTATCTGTTGACAGACCGCCGTATTTTGCTTTTTGCCTTTTCACTTCAAGATTTAAGCATCCGCAAGTTTTTGTGTTTCCGCTAACAAGATCACGACCGTGGGTTATTGTATAAGAACCGCAATCGCACAAGCATTTCCATAGAATTTTCTTGTATTTATCTCTGCCAGCTTGTTCTATAACCGTCAGTCTGTTAAACCTCATTCCGGTCAAATCCTTAAACGCTCCCATAATTTCCTTTCTGCTTGAAAAGCAAAACCCCGTGTGTCTAATGGTACCAGCATTAAACACACGAGGTAAATGGTTGTTGTTCAGTTATATCAGCCGTTGCCGAACTGGTACTTCAACAACAACCTAAAAGTATTATAGCACTGATGAAGTCATTTTGCAAGTGTTTTATTCAACTCCACCAACTTTCCCCTGACATCCATATCAGTTGTAACCTCCAAATATAATTTTTACCGCAGTTTCAAAGCCAAGGTAATATTGCATTTCACTTTCTTTGTTTTTCAGTTCTTCACGCAAATAGTGATTTTCTTGATTTGCCTTTGCCAGCTCTTCCATCAAGCGGTTATATTCCGATTCATAGTTCAATCCTGCTGTCTTTTCCCTAACATCCATTGTTATGCCTCCTCTTTTAACTGCGATGTAACATACATTCTTTCAACAATCCGAACATAAGCAAACATCTTCTTGCACTTTTCACAAGTGTGTGCGACCCAATTTGGATCAGAATACATCGTCTTGATTATATTCATATCGTTTTGCTCTGCGTTGCAATACGGGCAATACAGTTTTCTGTGTTCTTTCGGAACAAACAAATCGGTCATTCTTCCTTTGCCTCCATTTCATTTTTTAGGGCGGTTATAAACTTGTGATATACTTTTCAAATTCTTGTTCTGTGTACACCTTTCCAACAATGGTTTTACATTTTCCGTATGTCGCAAGAACACGGATAAAACCTTTCTTTGTATGGATCTTCTCATAAACAGGATAGCCATATTGCTCATAAAGCATATCGCCCCTGTTATATGGTAGTATGTGCATCCACAATTCATAAGTTTCTTCGCCGTGGTAGTCGCTGTAATCCTCGAAAAGATTTGTTGCCCTCGACCAGTAAAACCGGCGAATTCTTTCGGTGTCGTACTTTTTGGGAGCGATGCAGAAATCCCTTTCGGTGAAGTCAAAAACCCAAACAGGACGGGGCGTACTCTTTTCAACCGCCCGTTCATAGTAATCTTGCGTTCGTCGCTGAAATTCTTTCGGTCTCATTGACGAATGCTGAAATTCTATAATCCGTCCTTTATCAGTCAACACATCGAAAATGTGCCGGTATGTTTCCGTTCGTTCGTAAACCTCTCTGTTTTCTTCCGGGAATAGCTCCTGCATCGCCCTGTGCTATTCGCCCTTATGGTCATAGTAGTCCACGCAATCAGCAAGCGACTTGTGGGCAAAGTGCCAAATCATAATATCGCCCTTTTTCTGTATGACCTCTGATCCGCAACAAGGGCATTTATACGGCTTTCCTTTGATTGAATTGTTTATGGATGTGCGAATACCATTTTCATCAATAGCAAATTGCATATATCATCCTCCTTTGTTCCCTAAAATTGTTCCCGTTCCCCCTACTTGATATACATACACGCGGAAGAAATATATACACTCATTTTTCACGCATATATATTTTTCTGTATATAAGCATATCAAAAACAGGGGGAATGAGGGGGAACGGGGGAACGCTTAAAGCGGCAGAATCTCCGTTTCTTCAAATTGTGTTGTATCAAATTCGCTCAAATTCTTGCGAATACACACGCAATTCGTGGCAGAACCCGTAATTCTTGCCTTTTTTGTTCGTTTTCCGTTGTCTGTGTAGGTTACGCCATTTCTTTTCGCCCAAGATAGGAACGCTGTCGAATTGTAACCGCCGTTCCCCATCTCACGGTCAAAAACGGACTTGATAATGTAAATGCAATCAACTTCCTGCTTGCCCCATACCTCGCCTTGATACTCTCCAAAGTCGTTTGCCTTGAATTTGTTGGGGTTGCGTTCCACCAATTCATAGACAAACTCCAATGCCCGGTAGTTGACATTGACCTCTTTCTTCTTGGTCATAATCTTTTCGAGGTCTGTAACGGTGAGGTTGTTCCCGTCCTTGAAAATCAGCTCCGTTGCGATATGGTCAGCGGCAAGAATAGCCGATGCAGAAGCCGCCTGTTTGTCCGTGCTGTCTGACCGCAACAATGCCCGGTAGTATTCCTTTTGCAGAGCATTAACCCTGTCAAAAGCACCATCGGTCTGCAAATACTCGACAAACTCACGACCTGCAAAGCCATAGTTTGACTGTATCACCGCGCAAATGCCTACAAGGTCAGAATACACCTTTTCGTCACATTCAAACTCAATAACACGGTTGACAGCACCGCCGCCGCTATTTGCATTGCTGATAGGATGTTCACCGTTTGTGATAATGCAATTCTTCCATGTGTTCATCTTCTGCAATCCACCAGTCTTTGCGCCACGGGTACGTCCTACTCCCTCCGTCAGTTGGTAGATAATGCGGTCAAAATCTCGGATACCTGCGCTTGACTGGATTTGCAGCTCATCAATGCACATTGGCAGACTGTTCAGAAAAGATGCCGTCATTTCTTGCCCAACAAGCGTACTATTAAAGGTGGTCACATATTCCCCGAGTTTAGGGCACGCCCACACAGACGCTGCAATCATCAAGCCAACTGTTTTGCCGGTTTCTGTTCCACCCCATGCGTGGAGGAAAAACGGTAACAATCCGCAAGGTTCTAATATAACGCTGGCAAAACTCGCGGCGAGAAACAGTCTGCCAGGAGATTTCTCTTTTCTTAAATCCTGCATTGCATATAACCAAGCTGCACGGCTCCCGCAAGATTTTATAGCATTGAACATGTGCTTAAAGTTTGTTTCTCCATCAAACACCAATTCTTCGACATATGGAGAAAAGTGCTTTTGAGAAATCCAACCTAAACGGCCAATAGATTGCTGCTCCGGGATCACATCAAAATTAAGGTTTTCTATTTCCAAAAGATATGTGCTTAATGCTTTTGCATTTTCAGAATTTACAACTATGCCGTAAGATGCGAGTTGTAGTATGCTACTGCTGGATGCAATTACCGATTTTTCAACGATAACAGTTCTCCAATTTCTCCCCTTTTTATATGCTATTTCAAGCCTTTCCACTCCCGTGTCTGCATTACAAAGTCTTTGAATTGGCATAATTGGGTGTCTGCACACATTTACTTCATAGCCAAATTTGTCTATAAAATAAACGCCGCTTTCTTCGCACTTATACTGGCCAGAGAACAGTTCTACTGGTTGCCCCTCAAATTGAGTTGAATTATCGAGAGAAATTCCGGCTTTTGAAGCAACGCTTTCGCAATAGGCATTAAACAATGCAACAAAGCACTTTACTCCAACTGCCCCAGCTTTTGCCTTCATTTTTTGCATAAGCTGTTTCATTAAAAATTTATCGTTTTTATACTTATAAAGCCATTCGTAAGGTTCGCTCGAATTATAGTATTGTTCAGCCGTAAAATCTGGTATAACGGCAATTTCAGCTGTCATTTTTTGCGCCCTCCAAATATTTCCAATGAAATCCGCCGGCGGTTATTTTTTTGCCAGCAACAACATTCCAGACCGATGAATAGCTTTTCCCTATGCTTCTGGAAGCATCTGCAACAGAACAAAATATTTCTCCAGTTTCTATGCAAATCACTTGTTTTCCGTTTGCTATTGCAATTTTTCTTAATGTTTCTTGCGAGTGTTTATGTGGTTTTCCTTTTTTTGTATGACAAAACCCGTACATTCGGTAGTGGTAGTACCAAATATACGGGTTCCGTGGGTCGATGTTGAATTGTCAGCCAATGTTGAGCTACCACCTTCAACACCGACCTCATATAAGAATTATAACACACAAAGCCAGTAAAATCAATATCCAATTTTACCTGTTTCTGTTTTCATACTCATACTTCGCTATCTCAGCGCATTCAAGCCGATATTCTGCGCCGGCTATATTCTTCAACGCATCCGCAAAAAGCGGATGTAGCGGCTCTGTGGGCGACTTGGGGGCATAATTTCGCTTGTTATCGTCCAGCCTTTTCCATTCGTCAAAAGCCGCCCAATATACGTCCTCGACTTGCTGGCGTTCTGCTTCTTCTTGTTTAGCCTTTTGTCTTCGTTGAAAAGCAATGCGCTCCATTTCAAGCTGCTTTCTGCGGTCTATTCTCTGACCGATTGGCAACCCTAAACAAAAATCATCGTTCAGCTTGCTTATTGCAGATTGAAAATCCAAACCGAAATACACTTGCACAAACTTAATCACATCGGCACTTTGGCCGCACACAAAACAATGAATATAGTGTTCTTTTATGCCACAATTAAAATCTTGTCCATTATGTAGCACACATCGTATTCGATTTGCACGATTGTGTTCTATTCCATAATAGTCAAGCACTTGCGGCATTGTCAATCTTGATTTTATTTCATTTGCATAGTTCATAGTAATTAAAAATGCCCTGCGCTTTGGGTATGACGGTACCCTCCACGCAGAGCATAGTGTTGATAGTTATTCAGTTAATGGCTGATAGCCGCCGTCACAACTACCAACAAGGATATTATAAACCATATCTTTAAAAAAATCAAGAGTAAATTTTATTTACCCACATCCCCACCCAAAAATCAAGAGGGAATTAGGGGTTTTCTAATAATTCGGGATTGTCGTGGATGTTGCCGATGATTTCGCAATATTCACCGCAATGGCTATCAAAGGCAGGGCAACAATATACTTTGCTTGACAAAATCGTAAACCACCAACAGGAATATATGAATTCAACTTTGTAAAAAAGGTTTCCTACTTTGCAAATATCTCCCTCAAAAATCTTCTTGCCGTTCTTGTCGGTCAAGCCGGTAAATTGACCAATTGTTTTTGTGAGAACAGGAACAAGCATTTCGTGTTCATCGACCATATTAGCAACATCAAATCTCAAATTATATCTTGCAAGTTGACCAGAAATCCATTTGCCTGTGTCTGTTCGTTTCCCACGGAACAAAATCTCACGCATTTTCTTCTGCCTCCAAATTTATAAAATCTTGAAACTTTGCCAAAGCCTTCTCCGCATTCTTTGTCGGCTTTTTCATTGAGAAAGCAACTCCACAATTCGTCTGCCGGTTGAACGCTTATCACAGAAAAGGAACTCCACGCCGTAACTGATATGCAACCGATAAAGCCGTTCTGCAATTTCCCTGCTGCTGATTGTTCCGTACTTTGGTTTCCAATTTGGCACATCTGCAAGGCTTTTGATTTGTCCGCCGTGCTCGATCAGAACATACAACTTGATATGCTTTTCGTAACAACGGCGGACTTCTTTCATAAATCGGCTTTTATCGTTGACAACACAGTTATACATTTCGGTCATATCCTTTTTTCGGTCAACCGATCTGTCCGGCTTGCCATCAATTTGATAGTCGCCCTCGTCAAGTTTCTGCACCTTGAACTGAATACCTTGCTTTTCAAAATAGGTTTTTACGTGGTCGTTCTTTTTCTCCCGGCTGTCAAAGATGTAAATCATAATCAGAACGGAAGTTGATCGTCCGTCTCGTCAATGGGCACAAAACTGGTCGCAGGCTGAACGGTGGTATTCTGCGCGTTGTCGCTCTCCTTTGCGCTACCACAGAACTCTGCGTGGCAGTTTTGGATTTCCCAAGAAATGCGGTTGTTTCCGTCTTTGTCCGTCCATTTACGGCTCTGCATTTCACCCGTGACAATAATTTCCTTTCCTTTGGTGAAATACTTGCTGACAAATTCAGCACCCTGTCGCCAAAATACGCAATCAAAGAAATCTGCCTGCTTTTCGCCATCTATGGAGTATGCCCGGTCAACAGCAACGGTAATGGTGGTAACGGCTACACCGCTTTGGGTGTGCCGCATATCCGGGTCACGAACAAGCCGCCCGTGAATTGCAATAAAATTCATAGCACATCTCCTTTAAGTTCATTCGTCAAATCGCTTGCGATGGGATCGCTTTCAAACCATTCAGCAATCTTGCTTTCGCCCTGCTTGATGGCGTTGTAAATGCCGGTGTACTCCACAAAATCGTCAGCGTTCATAGTGTCGATTTTCTTCTTCAAACGCTTTTCAATCTGTTCCTGTGTGACACCGATTTTTGCAAATGCCACGACCATCTTCTTTACACGGTCAATCAGAGGTGTATCATTTCTGCCAGCAAGTGTCTTTTTGCACTCCTCAATAGCATCCTCTACAAACCAACTGGGCAGGATTGCCAAAATACGGGAACGCAGACGGCGTGTAGCCATATTTGCGTTGTTTTCGTAAATGTCACGCTGGCTGGTTAAGTTGACCATCTTCTTTCCCTGCTCACGCTGATGTGGGTTAGTGAAATTCTGAACGCTCTGTGCGTTGGTTTCCAAATCCCAAGCGTAAGCCTGCATTTCACTTTTGCCATCGTCCTGTGACAGTTCCTTAATGCCATAGTCGATGTTGCCCCAGCACCGTGCCAATTCTTCCGCAAAGCGGATTGTCGGACCCTCTACGGTCTGACCACCACGGGGGAAGGAATAGAACGCCTTTGCAGCCATTGTAGGACGCTGACAGGCTTCCATAGCCTTTGCATAGGCTTCCACCTCATCACGGGGGAAACGCTTTGCAATGACCAGCTTGCCCTGTGCCTCTGCAATCGCTCTGCTTGCTTCAATGGCAACAGTACCTTGATTGATCTTGTCCATCTGTGCCATTACACCGCCTTGCATAGCTGGCATATTCGGTGCTTGTTCCTGTACGATAATTTCTTCTGCCATAGTTTTACTTCCTGTTATTGCACTTCTTTTGCCAAATAGGACGGAAGTGCTAAATTGTTGATTTGATTGAGCCTACCAAGATAGCCATAAAAATTGCCGGTCATCTTGCAATCGTGATAGATGCCGATGTACTCACGGAAAAGGTCATAGCCACGCCGTAACAGCAATTCGTCCGCTTGCAGGATATTTACGGCATAAGGCGGTTCTTTTTCTACTGCGATAAAGACAAACAACGGTTTCTTTCCGATGTTCTTTTCTACGCCGTCAGAATACATAGCGGATTGCAAATCATAGCCATAATTGATTGCTGACCGAATAAACGCATCTGTGCTTGCATCTGCCGTGGTTTTCACATCGACAACGATAGGCTGGCTGTATTCGGTGTTCAGCACATCGACACGGCACTTGCAATCTTCCCCTGTCATTTCGTCTGTCCAAAAGAACGGAACTTCTGCTGCACCATTCAGCAACTTAACCGCCAGCGGCTCGCGCTTGACCGCTTCACACATTTCCTTTGATTGTGAATACATTTCCACCGGTATAATGGTTTGGTTTTCGTGATCTGCAACAAAAGCCTTCCACATCTGTTTGCCCTCTTTGGTACGGCGGTTCGCCTCCGGCGCTACCACAAATTCATCATTGAATGTGTCCGGCTCTAACAGCATTTTGTGGAACACTTGACCGAACAGCAAAGACGGTGTTGGTTCGGGTGGATTTTCCTTGTAGTATTTGAACTTCTGCGGACTTTCACGAATACGCCACAATTCCGATCTGCTGATAGCTGGATGTTGGCGGTACTCCTTTTCTGTCATAGTTGCCTCCTTAATTTTCGTTTACTTATCTAATGCCACAATACCCATAAACAAGCAGAAAATGCCAGCCGCAAGGTTGATGGCAAATGCCAAACTGCCCCGTGAAATGCTCCAAATCATCAAACCAAAGTTTAATGCAGACAGAGCAAAATCAAGTGCTGATACCCAATTCATAAATTGCCTCCTTATAGTTTTTTACTTCTTGCGAAAAATGGCATAACCAATCAGCAAGAGGATTTCTGCGCCGATGGTTGCCAAGATGCCGCATACAAATTCGGGGATAAACATTTTATGACCTCCTTAACTTGCCATCCATTGTTCATATTCGGGGATGAAATAGACCTTGTTCTTTTTGGAAGAATAATTATAAATCCTCTCCAAAAGTTCCACCGCTTGACGGGCAGTAACGCAGGGGTACAAAAAGCCACGATATTTTTCAAGTCTTTCCAAAAATGCTTTTTTGTCAATCTTTTCGCAAAACCAAATAAACTTTAATGCGGCGCACCAAGTTCGTCTGTTTCCATTTCCTTGCCCCAAAATTTCCAAACATTCATTGACAAAGCAAAGCCGTTCTTGCAGAGATGCAGGGTCATAAATGGTAAATGTTCCGTTTCTCAAATGCGGATTGCTACCATCTTGATTTTGCTTTCCTGCTACGATGTGAATAGATGCGTTATTGATTGCTGGATATTTGCCAAGCAAAGAACGCAAGACAATATAATCATCATATCCCATATCGGCATAACAGTTGATATAGTCATCCGCTTTCCAATTCTGCTGTTTGATGTTTAATGCAATGCAGTCAGAAATTGTCGCACCCTCTGCAATGGTAAACTCAATGGGCATTTCCAATTCACGCAATGCCTCAAATCTTCCCTGCCCATCAATGATTTCCATTTTCTCGTTTACAACAATGGGGTTTCTAATCCATCCTCTTTCCTTTATGGATGCCTTGATAAGTTTTTTTCTTTGCTCCAAAACCGTTCTGTTTCCATTCAACTTTTGGAACAAATCATATTCCGATGTGCTAAAAATTACCCCTACCTGGTTCATTTGTTTGCCTCCTCATTTTTGGTTTACTTTTCCTTGATAAACAAACGGTAACGGATATAGCAACTCATAGACATTCCAATTGCTTCAGCTTCCTTGATGATACGTTCTTTTTCTGCCGGGCTAACAGAAAAGTTAATAGAGGACTTGCGAACCTTGCTACGATCCTGCTCATACTTTCTTCCTGCCATTATTTCACCTCCTGTTCAATGACCGAATAATATTCACTCATTTTGATTTGAATCATCCAATCTGCCGTCTGAATGTTTTTATCGTTCTTTTCAGACAGATAGCCATAGATTTCACCGTTTCTGTCCCACAGAGCATAACTTCCGCAATTGACATAACACAGCCACCAAAACTTGATAGAATCAATCATTTTCATATCAATTTTGCTAACCACATTTTCAGTCCACGCCTTTTGAAGTGCCGAGTTTTTACGAAACCGTGTCAATCCGTTTTTGTCCGCATACTTTGTGATTTGGCTTGCAAACTTTTTTCTTTCTTCTTCACTCAATTCACAATACAAGCTTTCGATTTGATAGTAACCGCCTTTCGATGCAAGATTATGTTCCGTGAAAAATGCCCTTGCAAGGTCGTGAAATTTTTGTTGTTCGGCTTTTACGTCAAAATACTTTTTGTAAAAGTCGCTTGAACGGTCAACTTTGAATGCAATCTCCACTTATTTCACCTCCCTCTTATTCAGCCAATCGGCATAGTTTTCTCTGCCAATAGAGCCGTCATCGTCCATAATGAAGCGGATGCATGCATACAGAAAATCATCGGGTGCTTTCTTGCCAAACATCTTTTCATACTGACGGACAAGATTTGCCCTATGCTGATATTCGTCAATCATCAACTGATGGAACTCATAGCTGACATTATTGGGGCAATCCATACCGCCCATCAATTCGGACATTACGAAAATATCCAAATACTGTTCGTCCCGGTTCGCCTCGCAATACTCAAAGAATGTGTCATAGTTGATGGTTTCACGCAGGCACTTTTCGCACCAACCGGAATACAGCTCATCATCCGTGTGCCAATCTCCACACTCTTTGCACTGGTGGACTTCTTCATAACCGCCCTTACAAATAGGGCAACCGCTCCACTTCTCATACGGATGGGAATCAAGACCATGGGTTTCTTCCCATACGGCCTGTTCGCCTTCTTCAAACAGGTTTCCACACTCGCAACACCGATACATCATAATTTTTGCCTCCTGCGGTAGGTCGCAACCCTTAATTTCTGTAATCATTATAACACCGGCTCATCCGTTTGTCAACAACTATTTTGCAAAAATTCTAAAAAAGTTATAAATATTTCTCTTTACTTTTTGGAATTGGTGTGGTAGAATAGGGGTGTCCAGTATGAATAAAGGAGGCATAATATGAAAATAGGTTTAATAGATGTAGATGGGCATAATTTCCCAAATTTGGCATTGATGAAAATATCAGCATACCATAAATCTCTGGGCGATGATGTTGGTTTTGTAGATACCTATATGGAGCATTACGATAAGGTTTATATATCAAAGGTTTTCGGCGACGAATATTCCGAAATTGATATGACTTGTATAAATGCGGATCAAATCGTTTATGGCGGTACGGGTTTTGCAATAACCATTGAAAACGGCAAAGAAGTGTATCACAAAAATTTAGACCCAGTTTTACCCGACGAAATCGAGCATCAATATCCAGATTATTCACTATATCCCGAATTTACAAAAAACAAAGCCTATGGATTTTTGACCCGTGGATGTTGCAATAATTGTTCATTTTGTATTGTTTCGCAAAAAGAGGGGTTATGTTCAATCAAGGTAGCAGACCTTTCTGAATGGTGGAACGGACAAAAAGAAATAATCCTGCTTGACCCAAATATTCTTGCTTGCCGTGATAGAAAAAACCTTTTGCAACAGTTGATTGATAGCAGGGCAAAAATTGACTTTACGCAAGGATTGGATGCAAGGTTTATTACGGAAGAAATTGCGGAAATGCTCAAAAAGTGTAACACAAAGATGTGGCATTTTGCTTTTGACTTTATGGAAAATGAAAAAGCCATAATCAGCGGATTAAAAACATTTATCAAGGTTGTAAATCCAAATAGACGGAGTTGTTTTGTTTATTGCTTAACCAATTTTGACACGAAATTTGCAGAGGACTATTACAGAGTTGTAAAAGTCCGTGAGGTCGGACTCGACCCTGATATTCGGGTTTACAGAAAAACATCATTGCCAAAAAGACACATTCTGCGAGATTTGCAAAGATGGTGCAATAATCGGGTTGTATATTATTCAAATCCCGATTTTTGGGAGTATGCTCCACGGTCAGACGGTAAAACGATGAAAGAAACATACCCAAAACACTATCAAGAATGGATCGAATATCAAAAAGAAAAGGACAGCACCTTTTAACGGGTGCTGACAGATGGAGGTAAATATGGTAAAAGTATACGGCGCAAGCGATGACCTTGTAGAGATTGAAAACAGCCAATACAAAGAGGATGAAATTGGGTGCTACGATCACGATGTGCGTATCCGTTTTCTTGACGGCACAGTTATTCGTGTTGGCTATCCCAAAGACGGACTTGCTATTTGGTGGGTTGAGATTGAAAAGCAAGGCACGGCAGAACAAAAGTTGACAATCTGCGAGGATGAAGATGCAAGAATTTACAGCGACATTTTCGAGATTGACAGCGAAATCAAATCTCATTCGGTTATCAAACAGAAATACAACAGAGAATAAAGAAAAGGGCAACACCAAAAGCGGTGCTGCCCTCTTTTTGTTATAGGTCTTGTACCTTGTCGATGAAAGTCGTGTACATCCTTGGGTGTAGTATCTTGACCGCCTCCACAAGTTCGTCCATCAGTTTCCATACCCTTTCGGCTTTCCGTCCGTCAACCGCCTTTAGAAATTCGCTGTCGCCGTTGGTTTCTACATAGATTTCGACCTGTTCCATAGGCGGTGCGGAATAGGATTGCATCGGCATTGGCATCTGTGGGGCTTCCAGTTCCCGTGTAGGCTCACCGAAAAGATAGTCTTGTATGATTATCAAATCAGCAAGAACGGCTCTCTTGTTGCCCGTGATAGGGTCACGCATACATTCCTCTATCGCCTGTGCAACTTCCTTTTCGGTTATCATTCAATCAACCCCTTGTTTATGCTCTCTTGAGTGCGTCCATACAACGGCGCAGTGCTTCCTTTTCGGCGGGCTTTTCAGCCTCTTCCATCATCTCTTCAAGCTGTTCCATCATATAGTGCTTGCCATCGTCACGGGAATAACCGCCACGGTTGCCGCCTCTGACACCACGGGCATAGGACATATCGTCATCGTAGGACATACCGCCATCACGGGAATAGCGACCCATACTGTCACGCTTAGCATAGCGACCACGGCCACGGGCATAACTGGAACCGCCGCGCTCGGAATAGCCGCTCTCATAGGAAGTGCCGTAAATACGACCCTCGCCCATATAGTGACCGTCCTCGGAGTAGCCATCTTCTTCCTCAAGCATATCAATCTTGAGAATGTTTTTGACGGTATCAGTCAACTTGTGAATGCTTTCCAGGTCGCCCATCGACATTTTGCCGGACTTCTTGCCCTTTTCGGCATAATCCTCCAGTTCGGCACACAGAAGGTCTTTCAAATCGTGCATATAGTGCATAGTTCATTCTCCTTTCGTCAGGCTACACGGTCAAAGATGATGTTCGCATTGGAAACATCAATCGACGTGGTGTCACTCACATTTTCAACGGATACGGTCACGCAACAGCCGCAGGGGATTTCAATGAAAGTGGTAACACTCACATTGAAGAAATCACCAATAGCGGCAGGAGTGACGGTTGCAAGGGCGTTGCCCAGTTCCTCGCCGTTGATAGTAAGTGCAATGCTGATAGGCTCAACGGTGCCACCCTCTGCAATAGCGATATTGCCATTGAAGGTCACACGGTAAACAGCCTTGTTACAGCCGTTAGAGCTTTTCAGAAAGAAGATGCCGGAGGTGTCCCGGTGCTGAATGTAACCTTTGTGGCAAGCACGGCTACCATTGGCAAAGATTACATTTTCGTCCACAGCGATGCTTTGGACGGGGATAGCGCTGTATTCAGCAGCCATAAAATAATCATTCCTTTCTAATAAGTTTCGCTCTAGAAACGGGCAAACTCAAAAAAATTTCGTATAAAACATATTGAATTTTTCGATGTTTGCCTATTTTTAAGCAAAAAGGCGGCAGGATATGGCAATCCCACCGCCCGTTAAACAGTGTCAGCTATTCAGCCGACCATTTCCACGATGGGAAAAGTAAGTCTTTCTATTCAATTAGAAAGAGCTGCCGCAGCCATTATTGCAGCCGCAGTTGTTAAAGCTGAACGGCTGATAGCAGCAATTGGGATTGGGCACGACATAGGCAGGAACGGGGCAATCACGACCCAGACGGCGAATCAGTTCGGCGGTCTGTGCTTCCTGATTAGCGGTGATAAATGCGTTCTGTGCGGACTGAGAGGCAGCCAGCCGCAGAGCCTGATTCTCATCTCGCAGAGCCTGTACCTTCTCATTGCTCATGTAGTCAATGATACGGTCACCCAGCTTGTCAATGGCCTGCAGAGTGTTGCAGTTGTAAGCCTGAGCGTCGAACCGGGACTGCATATTCATCTTTTCTGCATTGCAGCAGCAATCAGAAATCTGCTTGGACAGGTTCCAACCGGCGCGCTCAATGCCCACATCAACATCCTTGATGGCAGCTCTGGTATCGCAGCAGCACTGCGCCATCTGCGCGGACAGGTTGCTTGCATGCTGTGCGCCCTGATAACCAAGAGTACAGATAGCATTGTCAACGCCACGGAAGTTGTTGTTCAGGGTATTGTTCAGACTATTAAAGCTGTCGGCCATGCCGTAGGTCTGCTGGTCGATTTTGGAAATCAGGGTCTGCTGGTCAACAGCGGAACGGACATCGGCCTGAGTAGCACAGGGAGCACCGCAAGTATTACCGGCACCATAACCACCGCCGAAGCCGCCGAAGCCGTTACGACCCCAGCCGAACAGTAACAGCACAATGAGCCACCAGGCGCCATTTCCGCCAAACATATCATTGCCGTAACCGTCATTTCGGTTGGTAACGGCGGCGATATCGCTCAAAGATGCTTCAGATACTCCAATAGACATATTGAATGTCTCCTTTCAAAATAAAATTTTATAACAAAATCTGGCCAGATTATTGTTTACAAATTATTTAACTTGTGATATAATTAAAATATCGAATATAAGTGCAAGGGAGATGTTTTCTTGTCAAAAGAATTGGATTTAACTGGTAAAAGATTTGGGAAACTTGTTGCTATTCAAATAGATAAAAACCCAAACGCAAAAAGAAGAAAGTGGCTGTGCCTATGTGATTGTGGAAATTCTGTTTCTGTTGCAACAAACCATTTAACGAGCGGTCAAACGATTTCTTGTGGTTGCCGAAGATATGAAACAAAAAATCAAACGCATGGAATGAAGCAAACCAGACTTTATGGCATTTGGTGCGGGATGAAAAAAAGATGCAACAATCCAAATGATCACAACTATAAAAATTATGGTGAAAGAGGAATTAAGGTTTGCGCAGAATGGGAAAAAGATTTTGTTGCGTTTAATTGCTGGGCTTTATTAAACGGATATTCCGATGATTTAACTATTGATAGAAAAGACAATAACGGAGATTATTGTCCTCAAAATTGCAGATGGGTAACTCATGCAGAACAGCAATCAAACAGATCAAACAATGTTTATATGACAATACACGGAGAAACAAAAACGATATCAAAATGGTGTAAAGAATTAAATTTCCCGGAAAAGAAAGCGTATCAAAGATTTCATCGTGCAGAAATTAGCGGGAGGGAAATTAAACCAGAAGAAATTTTTGCAGATGATTTGGTAAAAAGAAAAGTAAAACAATATACGCTTGATGGTGTTTTCGTAAAAACATGGGAATCCGCAGCAGAAGCTGGCCGCAATGGTTTTAGCAGAAGCGCAATAACACAATGTTGTTCTGGAAAACTCAAAACATCAAAGGGTTATATTTGGAGATATGCGGAGGAGTAACATCCTCCGCTTTTATTTTCTGCCCATCATCTGATTAGCCATCTGCCCCAGCCTGTTGAAATCCTGCTGTGACATTGCGCCAGACTGCAAAAGCCGCTCAACTTCCTGTCTTGGATTTTTGATGGTCTGCTGTAAACGCTGAAATTCGCTCATAAAATTGGAAAAGCCATTGTTTACGGTCTGCTGACCGCCTAAAGCGTTAAACAAGGGATTAGCCATTTTCTGCATCCTCCGTCAAGTTATTTTTGGCTTTCTTGGGTGTAGGCTGTGAGGCTATGGAAGCCTTTAATTCGTCAAATTCTTTTCGGGTGACAAAGTTATCAAAGTTTACTAATTCGCCGCTTGTAGGGGCACTGGCGGGCTGAGAGGGCATAGCAGAGCGTTCTTTATAGTCGAAGATACGTAACGGCATGGGCATACCGCTTGCATCAGCGGATTTTAGGTAGAAAGTAGAGTTTTCAGCGTCCATCAGCATGACTGTATTACCGGGAGCGACAAGGTAAGACTTTGCGCCCACTTCACCGTTCACCCAAATCAGACCATTGTTGTTCTGAGGTGCCGGTGTTGTCTGTGCCATTGGCTGAAACTGCTGATTGTACTGGGGTACATCCTGCCTCCCGGGGGTAGGATTGTAGTATGTAGGCTGATAAAAAGGTGCATAATAAGCCATTATTCTTTATTCCTTTCAAAGTAGTACACGGGTGTTTCGTTTCTGCTATCCCAGCTATCCCATAAAGTTCCGTCAATGACCGTGGTCAAGTGACTGCCCGTGCCGATCACAAATGTTCCTTTTGGGTGGTCTTGGCAAAAGTTTTCTATTGTGTAGCAATCGGGGCAGTCATCGGGAATTGTGCGGCGGCGAAAGCCCTTATTTCGTAGGTAGGCTGTGGTCACGCTGTTCGCTGAGGGCATATCTGCCATAAGCAGACCAAACAAACATAGGTCAAGATATGTTTCCATCCAGCCGTTATCGGTTGCTGTGGAAATCGCCCGTACTGTACAATCTCCCACTGAGCGTCCCCGTGGATTTTTGTTTATGTACTGCCACATCGGAACCACCTACTTTCTCAAATGCGTCCTGTTCGATGTACCCATCGTTTATCAATTCCATAATCGCCGTGTAAATCGTAACAAACGGCATTAAATGAAATTTCTCTTTCGACTTGATGTATTCTTCGATGGTCACAAAATCGCCCCTCTTTCTGAAAAAAGCATAACAAAAAAAGCCGCCCCTGCACAATCAAGTGCAAGGAGTGGCTTTTGTTTATATTTTGTACTGTTTTTGGGTTTAGTAGCAAGGATTTTCTTTGCTCAGTTCCCATTCTTCGCCATACTTTTCAGCGTGTGCCTTTTCGTAGGCGGTAAAGAACTCCTGCTCGGTACAAGGAGCGATTTCAAAATGCAGAGATTCGCGGATTTCGTCATCCATCAGCATCACAGCTGCCTCGTAGTTGATTTCAGTACCGTTCATGTTGATAATTTCCATTTTATTTGCCTCCTAAGTTTTGTTTGGGTATCTCCCTTAACTGTCTTTATTATACACCATCTATCCGCATTTGTCAACAACTTTTTAATAAAATTTTATAACTTTTTGAAAAAAAGAAAGCCCCTCCATGGGGCACATCAAAGAGAGGTGTGGAGGGGGTGTACTAACCGCCTTTTCAGCTAGCCAGCGGTGTTCCTTATAGGTGTTTTTCCAGCCTGTCCATCGCCTTGTAAACGATGTTTTTCACTTGCTGGGTGGATAGGTCGTATTTCTCTGCCAGCCGTTCGTAGGTTGTGCCGTTAAAAAGTCGATCAGACAGAATCAGACGGTGACGCTCGTTAAAAATCCATTGGTCGATAATGTGCTGTAGTTCATCCCTTGATAGATTATAAGATTCCGTCCTTTTTCTCAAGATGAGCCTCCATTCATTACGACTTCTTTTTTCTCTTCGGCTTTTTGATTCTGCCCTGTCCCTTGCACATATTGCACTGGATGTAGCCGGAGTTTCCGCCGGTTTTCCGGGTTCTGGTTTTTGTTGTGGTTTTCTTGTATTTTACGTTAGCCATCAATATTTACACTTCCGTCACCGTTAATGATAGCATTACCACCATCAGACGCGTCGGCTTGATATTCTTCCGTAACAGTTTCCACAGCCTCAAATTGATAATTATACCACAGCCAAGCGCCATTCGTGCCGATAAGAACAAAAATCAGCACCAGAATAGTAATCCAGAGCCGCTTCGCCTGCCGCTCCATCCTTGCCATTGATGCCTCGTGAACGATGTAGGGAACTCTTTCCGGATCTTTTCCGGCTCTCGCTTTGCATTTTTCGCAATTTTCCACGTCCGTTCTCCTTTTCGCCTCCAAAAAAAATATAGGGGCAGGAACGAAGGAGGCACCGTTCCCCCGGCAATTATCCTGCAAAAACTCTGCACGAAAAAACAGATTATATAATTGCCGCTCCCTATTTATTTTATTTTATCACATCGGCTCCGAAGAATCAACCACCAAAAAGCGTTTTAATCAGCATTGTAATGACACCACCAGACACGGCATACAGCAACCAAGTGATGACCTTAAGCTGATTCTCAATCACGGCCAGCCGTACAAGGTCGCTTGATAGCTTATATTCAATGCCATCGGTTGTCTGCTGGCACTCCTTGCGTGTGACAAAAATTTCCTCCAAGCGGTCAATATCCTTATCGTCAATCAATTTTATTTCCCTCCCCGCGCATTAAGTTTCGCTATCGCTTTCTTCGGACTTCGCTGCACCTTCTTCTTGAGGCTCCACTAGCGGCTGAAAGGTAAGAGTTTCTCCGTCCCAAATATAGTCATTTCCCCCGTTTGTGTTGGATGGAAATTCCTCGAAAACAACAACACCATCAGGCAAAGGGAAAGGCACTCCCTTTTTCTTTGCCCACACTCCATTAGACAGTCTTCCGTCAACATCAATCATGCACTGGTATAAGTATCCGTCTTTTTTCATGCTATTCCCTCACATAAATTCGTAAAGTTCCCGGGGGATGCAGACGACAGAATTGATTGCCCACCCGTCTGTTAGAGGGGTTTGAAGGTCAAACCCCCAAATGCCTACCACAGTCGTACCACCATATTTAGATAGCCTTTCATATCCATCCCCAAACACGATTTTGTTAGGATATACAGTAACGTTTCTGCGGTGAGGCGTATTCCACGGATATACCATGCTGTAGGTTTTGCCGTTTACCGGTACAACCATGCTGATTGCGCCTCCGCCTCCGACGCTTGCGAACCAAGTAGCATCTTTGTTGCTCTCAAAGGTAAGCAATACGGCGGATACGCCGGAAAAATCGTGATATACGGTCTGCGCGGAAAAACTTGTGAGCCCGTTTCCGCTATCGTCCATCCAAGATAGGGCTACGGATTTGTTCCTGATGCCGTTAAATGATAGCCCATCTTCTCCGATCTGGAAAGATTTGTCTGGGTCTAAACCGAAATGTGTTCCGCTTTCATCTTCTACAATGTAATCAGTGGCTACTTTGGCCGCATTTTTAACGTAACTGGAAGATGCCGCCGCAGATTCCGAATTCAGATTAGTCTGCCCAAGATTGGCTACTTGTCGGTCGGTGAACGTCCTCCGGGTCATCCCGAATGTAAACTCTTTTTTTGACGGATTGTCGAGAGGCTCCACTAACTTAGAGCACAACATAATTGCATCAATGCTATGCGGTACGCTCCTGATATGGGCAAAACTCGCAAATGTGAGCCTATCCGTATTATATCCAGCGTCAACTAAATCCACGGCCTTGATAGTATAACTATTCGTCATCGCGCTATTTTGCTGGAGGGCTTGAACCCCTGCGGCAAAAGTATCGTTATCACTGTCAGTGTCAAACCCCATAATCTTTCCAACCACTCCAAATTTTTGAGCGGCTACCGTAGACTGGATATAGCCTTCGGTCAAATCGTAAGTGTAACCCTCCGGGAGATACTTTTCAATGGTCGCTTTATCAGTTCCCATAATGCCATATCTTTCCTCATGGCTTTCAGTATACTTTTCTCCCCACCACAGGATTTTCCATTTCCATTTTGTTTCCGTTACAGTGTGTTTGTTCCCCACAGGATAGATGCGGGTCATCAGATTATTAGTGTCGGTGCGTTCCGTAAAATCAAGCAAATTTTGTCCGTACTCAATTTTTTGTGCTGTTTGGCGGTCGGCTTCGTATGCTTCATCACAGTAATTCAGCACATTATACCCAGTATCAGGGTCAAAAGTGCACCAAACGTACCCGCCAAAGGTTTTAAGCACAAGATTTGAGATGATTTCCAAAATGCTCCCAAAATCTTCGCCTACACCGTACTCGTCACCATCGCCGAAACGCACTATAAGGTCGCCCAGTGCGGCAGAAACAGTTCCCAAACGGAATTGTTTCATCTGATAATATACTTGATAGTTGTGGATATCAAGCAGATTTTGTAAAAATTCCGCCAATTTTCCTTCATAAATAAAAGGAGTGATGCAACTATCATTAAAAAACGCAAGTGCTCCCTCACAATATACAGTCCGGCGATTAAGCCAGTCTGCTTCATGCTTTAGTACTCGTCCCCGCCAAATTTCTTTTCCGTCTTGGTGCACGGAAACAATTGTGCGCATTTTGGGGAGATTGTCATACTGCGGATGGTCACGCGTCATGACAAACGTCAGACTGCCGGACTTGCTCACCTCTCTTGTAAGTTTTGGGGTCATGACTTGATATTGAGCAGTCCCGACTTTGTGAACTAATAGTTTTTTGTCCAAATCTCCGTTTGTGTATGCGTAGATTTCGTACATTTAGAGCCTCTTTTCTCCGGTTGTTACGCTTATTTTATATGGGTCGCAAATCCCGGAAATAGTGATTGTTGCCTTTCGGCTATCAAACTGCTGGCATTCTACCTTCCAACGTCCTTCCCAATAATAATCTTCATCGTCCGAAATGATACACAGGAGCCTTTTCCCGTGCAATTTGTTCCGCAAGGCAGAAAACAAATTCGCAAAATGGATTTCTGGCTTTCCGTTTTGTTGTACTGCTGCCAGTTTCATCGTAATATTCCGGGTTTTATAATGCACATACCCGGCCAGGAGCGCTTCCGTCAAGTCGAGGGGAGCGTCCCGCCCTGGTACGTCTACAAGATAAATATCCGGCTCAGGGGATTCAATAATCAATCCCTGCCTCAAAAAATACAATCCAGCGTTAGAAAAAGTATTCCAGCCATTTGTTAAGTCGACGTCAAAAAATGACGCTGACAGGGGTTGCTTAATCATATATTACCCCTTTCTGCCAAAATTTCAAGCTGCCCCAACTGAGAATTGATACTAGGCGTTAAAGCCCCTACAAGAGTGCCATCGTCCAGTACCATTTGCATATTTGCAGTCTGCGGCAAATACTCTTGCACCAAATCGGTCAAACGTTCAATTTGCGCCTGCATTCGCTGCTGATAAGAATTCATTGCAGAAGTTTTCTGGTGATAAATATATGGGTCAGTGCGGAAATCATATCCAGCAAAAGCCCGCTCATTTCCATACCAGTAAGCATCCTGAATATCCCTATAATCAATCGCATTGCCTGCGCCTTGGGCGGTAGAACTAACATTTTTGTTTTTTGTCGCGGCAGCAATTCCAAGGCCAATTGCACCAATAGCGCCAGCCGCCAACAACGCCCATCCCACTGGGCCACTGAGTACTTCGCCGATCACCGCCAAAATTCCGGCTCCACCAGCCGCAGCGGCTCCCGCAGTTCCGGCGGCAGCTCCCGCCGCTCCAATTCCAAGCATATTTCCAATGCTGGATACAATTCCAGCAATTCCTTCGGACGCTTTGAGAGCGTTCATTGCCTCCTTGAGAGTTGTAATGGTTTCTGTCAAAGTGGCCAAGCTAGTGGCAAAGTTAAGCACCGTGCTGACACCGCTGGTCATATCGTCAATCATCTCGCCAATGCCGGAAACGATATCGCTTCCAATCAGTTCGCCTACATCTCGGAGGGAATCCCCAAACCCTTCAAAGGCGGAAAAAGCGTTTTTTGCACTCTGGCTGAACTTATCTAGCGCAGCAGCATCTTCAACAACGCTTTCCTGGGCGGATTGATCCTGGATCGCAGTCAGAACATTGGGCAAAGAGTTAAATCGCTCCTTAACATCGTCAATGATGTCTTTTGCAGTTTCCATGACTTCGCCCTTGCTATTTTCCATGCCGATAGCAAGGCCTTCTATCACAAATTCTCCAATCGTTGCAAACACACGGGACGGGCTGTGTACGTCAAATCCGTCTTTGCCCGTAAACCATTCTTTTATGGTATTCACAACGCCGGAAACCTTTCCTTTTAGCCATTCGACCTTGTCGGCGATTCCGTTCCAAAGCCCCTCCAATAGATTTGCTCCAACCTCCCGGAATTTATCAGGAAGGTTTTCAAGCCAATCAACAGCCGTATCGATTGCGTTCGGAAGCGTTGTTGTAAAGAACGTTTTCAGAGCGGAAATGACATTGGAAATCGTGTCTTTTACGGTGCTCCATGCGGCGGTGACCTTGTCTCTGAAATCCTCGTTGGTCATATACAGAGTGACAAGGGCAGTACCTACCGCAGCAATCAGAGTTGCTACCAAAGCAAAAGGGTTTGCATTCATAACCGCATTTAGCGCAGCCTGAGCAACAGTTTGCCCTTCAGTCGCTTTCCTTACTACATCAATCACTTCGCTGATAGAAACAGCCGCTTTATAGGCAAGCGTAGCAGCCGTAGCTGCTGCAATTACAGGAGACAATTCGATGAACGTACTTACAAGTCCATTGACGTTTTCAATTATGGAATCAACATTGATAGAATTAACAAATTCTATTGCTCTCGGCAAAACTTCGGATTGCAGAATATCGGAAACAGACTGAAACGCTTCTCCAATTTTGGATTTTACGTTGTCCTGAAGCGTGGAAATAAGTCCTTGCGTTGTATGGCTTGCCGCTTCCATACCTCCAGCAAACTGCCCTGTACCGCTTGTTACGGCCTCCATAGCCGCTTGCAATTCTTCAACGGAGATCGCTCCGGCGCTCATGCGCTTTTGCGTTTCCTCCATCGTTTCTCCAGCGGCTTTGCTGATTTGGATTAGCGGGTTCCATCCTGCATCAATCATCTGCTGTACGGTATCGCCTGTAACTTTTCCAGAAGCCGTAGCTTTACCAAATGCAGTAGACAATCTTTGCATCTTATCTGCATCGCCCAACGCAATATCGCCAAACTGTCTCAGGATTTCGGTGCTGTTTTTGGACTCTACGCCGAAAGCAAGCAGCGTCTGAGTGCCTTGTGCAAGGTCATCCATGCTTAAAGGGGTCGAAGCCGCAAATTCTTTCAATTCCTGTACCTTCTGGACAGCCGCTTCTTGGCTTCCAAGCATGGTTGTGAAATTGGTCGTATACTGCTCCATCTGGCTATTGTATTCAAGGCCGATTTTGCCAAGAACACCAATAGCCGTTGACGCAGCCCCAACAGCGGCTGTGCCAACCTTTGCCGCCGTTTTTAATCCGTTCCCAAGTTTGCTTGACAGGCTTGAAATTTTGTCGCTGGCCTGGTCGTCAACTCCAATTTTCACAAACAGCTCAAACAGATTCACTAGATCACCTCAATTCCGGCCATTTTGATAATATCCGCTGCAATTTGCTCCCCTGTTCGATTGTCAGCTGGCTTTTGGTTGATGATATCTGAAAATTTAGCAGAGATATAAGCTACACCACCCATATTTGCGGTATTTTCTCCGATAATGCGTAAACAATCAGTAACATAGATGCGGTACGCCAAATCACGCTGATGTGATTGATAGCGTGCTACGGCGTACCGCATAAATGCATTGATTGTTTTTATCCCTCGATATTCTCCGAGGCAGAGCCAGAGGAACTCGCATCCCCCGTCTGACCCTGCGAGGTAAAAAGCTCAATGAGCCGATCGTCTGCAACAAGGGTAATGAGATTTTTTGCCACTTCTGCGCCATCACAATGGTAATTTTCTACATCCTGTTCGGACAAGATTGCAAAAATTTCCATCATAGCCTTTGGAGAATTTGCCAGAAAGCCGGAGAACATTTTAACGCTGCTTTTTTCGTCCTTAAACTTTTTGTTGTCTGGATTGGTCAAAATAACCATAACCGGGTCAATCAGTTTTGCCACCACGACAATAGCGCTTTCATCATTAAAATCAGATAACTTTTTCATTTTCCGCTACCTTCCTTTTGCGTCAAGATTATTCGGTTCCGGCCTTTACGTATACCTCAAACGGGACGGTGTCCTGTGCATCAATAGAGTAATGAGCGGTGTAAGTAAATGCAAAGTTGCCCTTGCCGTTATCGCTTGACTGAATAGCAAAACCGCCAGTAGACAGAGCGTTCATCATGTGAATGGCTACATAGCCGCCGTTAGTTTCTCCGTTCTGATCGGAGTAGTCGCCAACCCACCAAACATCTTTATAATCTTCCAGAGATAAGTCATTTCTGGGAGTAATCTTTTCACCATCAACGTCAGCCGCACCAATCAAAGATTTGACGGAGTTTGCGTCAACGGTAATATAAGTGCCGCTCATGCTGACGTCCCAATAATCAAGCTTTTTCAGCTCCTTCATATTTCTGGTGGCGTTGTCAATATCTTCTCCGTAATCAGAAAAAGTAGGAGTTGCCTTAAAATTAACGCCGCCAGTAGTTGCGCCGATAATTGCTTCGTTGGCAACTTTGGCAGTTTCAGGGTCAAAATCACTCAGCAGAACGCCAGCGTTCAGCTGAAGATTCTTGAATGTAGCTTCAGGGATTTTCGTGTATTTCAAATTTTTCCCTCCGTTCAATCAGCGGTCATAAATTCCGCTGTAATGTTTAGATATTTTCTTTTGATTAGGTCATCAGATTCATCGCCCATAGACTGGGCAAACGGCTGACCCCGTTTCAGCCAAATTGCTCCTCCGTCACAAGAAATAATCTTGCCTCCTCGGCTGATTTTCTGGCTGATTTCTTCCGTTTTGGCATTGATAGCCGTCCAACTTTCACCACGATACCATAAGGAGGCGGTAGCGGCCACTTCACGGCCAAAACTGTCTGTGACAAGCTGATATGTGATGTACGGAAAAGCTGCATCCGTGGGAACTGTGTTTTCCTCATAGGCGGTCAAGCCGAACCCAGACCAAAACTGGTAAATTGCAGCCGCTTTTGTCATACAGGTGTCCACTCCTCCGCAGTTACCTGGGCGAATTGGAATGATGCAGCCGGAGGAGTAATTTTATCATCTCCGTCAGAAGTCACGCGGAACACTTTACCGTCACGCAGCCTCTTGAACGAATCATGGTACTCCAATTTGCAATTCAGCGGAACGGTGACCGTGTACAGGCTTGTAACGCCCTGTTTCTCTGCGGTTCGTGCCTGCATAGAACTGTCAAAACTGATAGCCGCCTTGAACTGCACGCCGTCAACCCAATCAGTCGTGTACCCGCCCTCGCCGTCTGGTACTCGCTTCTTTTCAAGCATTACAACATCTTCCATGGCCTGTGTTAATAGGCTCATAATAGAACTGCACCTCCCCATTTTCAGACTTGTCAGCCATAAGGTTGATACCGTTGCTGTTGACATACAGTTCTACCATTTTCAAGCAAGCCTCTGCGGTTGCTCTGTCAACGGTCATTTTGGCTTTTACTTCCACAACAACATTTTCTAAGGCCTTTGCCATCACAGCTTCCTCCACTTATTCAGACGGCTTGCAAATGCTTTCTGCCAGCCAATAGGCGCACCGTTTGCATCGGTTGCCTTTGTGTAGGAATAACCGCCGAACGACTCACTTGTGAACGGGGACGGCTTTCCAGCTTCGCTTTTGTTGTATTCCTCAATTTCAGCGGAAAGGGCGATGATGCTCAGAGGTAAAGCCATCGCCCAAACCGCCCCCTCGAATACCTCATCCGTTAAAGATGTGGCAGGGTATTGGTAAACTCCATCGTTAAAGACAGAGCCAATGATGCGGAAATATTGACCCTCCTGCAAAAAGTCAAGCGGCGCAATGCTTCCACCGCTGATTGTAAATGTTCCGAAATGCCGACCATTTGGCACTTCAAAATAATTACGCAATTCTGCGCACAATTCGGTGAGCATCACGCCGCCTCCTTTGTTATTCGTTCAACGCTTCAATAATGGCGTTATAAATTTCAGCCTTTAGCATAGAACTGTTGACGCCTTCGATGCCGTTCTTTTTCGCAAATTCAAGCAATTCTGCCTTTGTCATATCAGATAAATCGGCA